ATCAAGACAGGTAAGAAAATACCCGTTAACACCTATTAATATAGCTTTTGGAGATTAAAAAATGGCTAAGAGAGTTTTACCCGATTATTATAGTTTTAACCCAGGAACTCGTACTATTACGATTACCAACAAGGTGGTCAAACCCGCCCAGTTATTACTGATTACCAATGTTAGTTCTAACACGGTGATCTTTAATTTCAGCGATCCAGACCTGTATGCAACCCAGTTTATTTCTCCATTCAGCAGTAATGCTACTTCGATCGGTACTCAGATCAGACTTAACTACAATACTGCATCCATGGGCACTTCAGACGCTCTGGCCATACTGATCGATGAAACCGAAGAATTATTTAGACCTTCTGAACTCTTAACCGACAATACAGGTAAGCTTAGAACTTCTGCTCCTCAGTCATTGATGGACACAGACTTTGAATATGGTCTGCAACAAATCAAATGGGAAGCTTTTTCACGTTATCAGAACATTCCATCATATTTTGTTCGTTCTGGTGGTGCTTCACTATTTGTAACATCCATCACAGGTACAGGCGGCGTGGTTGGTTCTGGCGTCAACGGTCGTAGTTTAGTCACCATTGATTACACACTTCCAGCTGGTGCAACACTTAACGCAACCACTGGTGATATCATCACTGTATTCAATACATTAAATCCAAACTCATCAAACTGTGAAGGTGTATTTGCAGTATCAAGTATTGGTACTACTCGTTTAACATACTTTGCAAAAGGTGTAGCCAACGGTCAGTTATATTCATCATCCTTACAGGTCAATCTGGGCTCAGTTGTTGACTCCAACAATAACGCGGCTAGAATTATACACGATCAGATGTACTGGGCCAACCCATCAAGTGCAACTGACGGATTTGTTACTGTAACCACCAATGGTAAACATGGTTTATTACCAGGCGCTCCAATCCTGGTAAACTCATCAACCACTACATCAGCCAACGGTCAGTTCTATGTGTATGATGTTCCTACTCCGGCTAGTTTCCGCTACAGAACCTGGACACCTCAGGGTGACGTGATGCATGCTGGTAGTAGCTCTGGTATCATTAATACAGCTAACACCGTTATTTTAGTACGACCAGAAGGTTCATTTATTCACAGACCATCCGATGGTGGTGTGCAGATGAATACCAATACACCAGCTCCTGGTATTACAGCGATTCGTCAGACTCGTAAATACTTCCGTTACCAATCAGGTAAAGGCATTCAGTTCAGTACTGGTACTAAGGTTGCACCTTCATATGATATTAACTCAATATCATCAGCTGGTACATCCATTGCATTATTAACCACATTCCAAATACCTACATTCCAATCTGGTGTAACCATCAAGGTTGAAGGTGTTCAGGTTAATGCTGGTACTACCAACTACTACAATACTACAACTACTGCTAACTTAGTTATTACAACATCTAACGTTATTCAGTATACAATGTCTGGTTCACCAACTGACCTATCCCCAGGTGGTTCAACCGGTATCATATCACCGCAATTAACAGTAACTAACTGGCGTGGATCTAGTGTTAAAGTTGGTTTATTCGATGACGCCAATGGCTTCTATACAGAGTTTGATGGTCAGTACTGGTATGTGGTACAAAGACGTTCAACCAATGAAATGATGGGCACGGTGCAGGTTACCAACGGTTCAACCGCAGTAACTGGTAATGCAACCATGTTTAGTAAACAACTTACACCTAATGATAACGTTGTTATCAAGGGTCAGGTCTATAAAGTAGTTTCAGTAGATACTGATACTGCAATGCAAATTGCTCCGGCTTATCGTGGTAACACCAACATCAATGCCCGAGTAAACTTTATTCAGGAAGTCAGAGTTCCGCAATCACAATGGAATCTGGATCGATGCGATGGTACAGGTCCTACAGGTTATGTACTGGATCAGAGCAAGATGCAGATGTTCTACATAGATTATACCTGGTATGGTGCTGGTTTTGTTCGCTGGGGCTTCCGTGGAGCCGATGGTAATGTATTCTACTGCCATAAAATGGCTCAAAACAACATTAACAATCAGGCCTACATGAGATCTGGTAACCTTCCAGCTCGTTATGAAATTGCAAATGGTCTATTTACATCAAGATTTATTTCAGCTTCAACAACAGCCAATGGTATTACATTAGGTTCAGCAGACACCACATTTGTGGTCAAAGATGCAGTTTATTGGCCAAGTTCAGGTACTATCATGGTGCAGCAATTAACCAGTTCAGAGGTCATGACCTACACAACCAAGACATACAACAGCACACTAAATGGCTGGCAATTAGGTGGTTTAACTCGTAACGTTCTGGGTGCAGATACCGCAACAACCAAGACATACCGAGCAACAACCTATGACGGCGGTGCTGCAGCCAATAGTGCAGTTTGTGCAGTTACATACATTACCTGTGACTCAGCTCCAATCATCCAACACTGGGGTAGTTCAGTGATCATGGACGGTGGTTTCAACGATGATAACAGTATCCAATTTGCGTATACCAAACAAACTTCTGGTATAACACTGGCAGCTGGTACATCAGTTGCAGCACTTAGTATCAGACTTGGACCTTCAGTTGATAACGGTATTGTAGGTGCTTTAGGTAACCGTGAATTGGTCAACCGCATGCAACTCAAAACACGAAGCCTAGGTATTGCAACCAATACATCAGTTCAGGTTCTGGGACTATTAAATCCTCAGTTCCTGGCTTCTGGTTCTGGTTCATCAAGACCAGTATTACCAGGTGACTGGGCAACTACATCAATTGTACAATCAATTGGTGTACCATCACTGGCACAGATCATTGACCATACTGGTAACGGTACTTTAGTAACCGGTGGTGAACAGATCTTTGGTTTCGTTACTGGTAACAGTGCCGACAACTATGACATCAGTGTTGTTCGTGACCTAGGTACAAGCATCATCGGTGGCGATGGTTCAAATAAAACACCTGGCTTCCCAGTAGGTCCAGATGTTTTAACCATTGTGCTGAGAAATGCTAACCCAGTTGCTGCAGTTGTTAGTAACTTCCGCTTAAGCTGGACAGAAGCTCAAGCTTAATAACAAGGGGACCACATGGCAGCTCCTGCTACAAGACAAGAGCTCTTAGATTATTGCCTGAGAAGGCTAGGTCATCCAGTCATAGAGATAAACGTCGACGACGATCAATTAAGCGATCGTCTCGACGATGCTCTACAGTACTTTCAGGACTATCATTATGATGGTGTTGAAAGGGTCTATCTTCCTCATAGAGTAACCGGCAGCTACGTTTACCTGACTACCTCTAACGCAACTAGATTTCAAAATCTAGATGTAGTTGTTGGTCAGACTTCAGGTGCTCGTGCTACTGTTACCATCTATGATACCATTGCTGGCAGTGCCAACACCAGCAGTCAGGGAACCAGTCTATGTGTACAGGGCATCATAGGTACATTTACCACTGGTGAAGTCATCATTGGCAGTCTCAGCGGTTTCAGCAGCACAGTAAGCAGTTACAGCAAAGGCGACATAGACAATGCCTATTTTGATGTAGACGACAGCATACTGGGCATAGTACGAGTCCTTCCTTTCAGTGCCACTAATACTGGCCTGGACTACATGTTTGATCTGCGCTATCAGCTCAGGTTAAACGACCTATTCGATCTCATGAACACCAGCATCATCTATTACCAACAGGTTAAATCACACCTGGACATGATAGACATGCTCCTAGTTGGTGAGAAAAGTTTCCGATACCAGCGACACCAGAATCGTCTGCACATAGACATGCGCTGGGGTTCTGACGTCAGAGTTGGCGAAGTCATACTGGTAGAAGCCTATAAGATTCTCAACCCTGACACCTGGGTAGATGTATACAATGATCGTTTCCTCAAACGCTATGCTACTGCGTTAATCAAGCGTCAATGGGGCGAGAACCTTAAAAAATTCAATGGCATACAGATGCCTGGCGGTGTGACTCTCAACGGCCAGATCATATTTGAAGAAGCCCTGGCAGAAATCAACATGCTGGAGACTGAAGCTCAAACTACCTATGTAGAGCCACCTAACTTCATGGTGGGCTAACATGGCCACCAATTTTTATTTTCAGAGTGGCATACCTGGCGGACGTACTGGCGAACAGCGTCTGGTTGAAGATCTCATCATAGAGAGCATCAAAATCTATGGTTTTGATTTATTCTATCTGCCCCGCACCGAAGTTAATCCCGACACCTTATTCGAAGACGACACTCTGGCTCGATTTGAAAATGCCATACCACTGGAAGCCTATTTAGAAAATGTCGATGGCTTTGGTGGCGATGGTGAACTCATGAGCAAGTTTGGCATAGAGATTCGGGACACAGCTACCTTTGTCATGGCTCGCAGTCGCTGGAACGATGTTGTGGGCGCAGGTCGCAGCAACTATCTACAGTTGCCTAACCGACCCAGCGAAGGTGATCTCTTATACTTTCCACTAACACATAGTTACTTTGAAATTAAAAAAGTAGAGACTCATGACCCATTCTATCAGCTGGGTAAACTATATGTGTATAAACTACAGTGTGAACTCTGGCAATACAGCAGCGAAGAGCTCAACACCGGTGTTGAGGAAATTGACGCACTGGAAGAACATATTTCACAAAATGTCAGCAGCTTTGAAATACTTCTGGAGTCAGGAGGTCGTCTCAGACTAGACACCAATGACTACAATGCCGAGGATGCAGGATATCTGCTCAACGAGGCCTGGAGTCAGACAGCTCATGATCCACTGGCCGATAACATTACATTTAATCTGGAAGCTCAGGGCATACTGGACTTTACAGAAATCAATCCATTTGGTGAGGTTATAAGAAACAATGTTTGAGAATAAAGTCTGGTATCACGGCATAACCCGCAAAGCCATAGTTGCCTTTGGTGTAATGTTCAACAACCTGAATGTTCGACGCCGAAACAGCAGCAATGAGATTACCCAGACTATACGCGTGCCTCTGAGCTATGCACCCAAGAATAAAATGCTGAGCCGCATCCTGGCCATACCAGATCCGGACAAAATAGAAAATGAAGTACTGGTTCCCAGACTGAGTTTTGAAGTCATAGCCTTTGAATACGATGGTGCCCGTAAGATTAACCTGCACAATCAGCAACGCACCGTACTAAATGAAACTCAGGCCAAACGAGTCTATGGTCCAACACCATATAATCTGACCGTAAATCTCTATGCCTATGCCAAGAATCAGGACGATGGTCTGCAGATTCTGGAACAGATAGTTCCAGCCTTTAATCCGGACTTTAATGTTACCGTAACCTATGTACCAGAGCTGGGCATCAAACACGATCTGCCCATAATCCTTAATAGTGTTACCTATGACGATCAGTACGAAGGTGCAGTACAGGACCACCGAGTCATAATCTGGACCTATACATTTACTCTTAAACTCTATTACTATGGTCCGGTAGAAACACAAGAGGTTATTCGCAGAGCCATTGTTGATGTATTTAATAATGAAGATCTTACCAGCAGAATAGATAAATACACGGTGAGTACGGATCCTGCTAGTGCATTACCCACGGATACCGATTTCAGGTTCATTGAAACCTTTGACGATACAAATTTTAAACTAGGATAGGCCATGTCATTACAGCCCATAAATTTAGGAACACCTAACAACAACGACGGCGACTCGCTTTACGCGGGTGGTGTCAAGATCAATGCTAACTTTACCGAACTCTATCAGGGTCTGGGTGGTAGCAGCAGCGTCAGTTTAAAAATTGCCGTTGGCACAGCTCCATCAACCAGCACACTGCTAGCCTGGAGTTCCGCAGCTCAGGCCTTTGTGCCAGCATCTAGTAACAGCATTAGATCAACCGGAGCCGTAGGTGTACATAGTTTTGTGGTCACCAACAATACTGGAGTAGCTGGTAATGCCGATGGCGATCTTAGCAGTGTCAGCAATACTGCCCTGCTTCAGTTAGAAGGTCGAGGCATGTTTAATGTCCGAGCTCGTAACAACAGCAGTATATCAACTACCCGAGGCACATTTGAAATCAACGTTGGTAATGCCAACGTAACCAGTCTCAGTGTTTATACAACTAGTGTAGTAGCTCGAGGTCTACAGGGTCTGGAAGTTTATAGAGCCAGCGCCGAGGATACTGCTTCATATACCAAATTATTAGACTCAACCAGTACAGCTACGGGTATCACACTGTATCAGACTCCTGTAAACGATTTTGGCAGCATGGCTGCAGCAGTTCGTCAGGGTACAGATAGCAGTAATGCCATTGCTCACACAGGCTTTGTAAAACTATTACTGGGCCAGTATCCACTTAGCTCTACACTATTAACTGCTCGTCGTGGTTTAGTTAGCACCAACACTAATTCAAATTTAAATGGTGATACTTACCTGCAGATCGATGGTATTTACCATCCTAAGCATTGCGAAGGGTTAATTTACAACTATAGTAATGAAGCCGCTGCCAATAAGATCACACTGGTGACTGGTGCAGCCTGTCACTGGAGTTATAATACATCTGGTGTAGCTGGTATTGCTGGTACAACCAGCACGGCCATGGTGGCTAGTTATACACCAATTATTCGTAAATTCCAAAGTGGTTGGACTCCAGAATACAACGATGCAGGTACAACAGCTGCGGTTATTGACGACAGCATGAGTGCCAACACCTGGTATTATCTGTACTATCTGGGAGCTCTGCAAACACATACGGTTGGAACCAAAACATTCTATCCAGGCAGTAGTAACGTAGTAGTTAGCTCTAACCGAGACATTGCATCTGTGCA